ATCTTTCTCTACTTGATACCGATCCATTACTTGTGCAGGAGTTATCAGATCAAGGAACTTTCCAGGTGTTCCAGTACCTGTATTATCCCATTTACGAAGATATTTCACGGAGCGCCAAAGTGGTATTAGAGTTCTATAATCCAGATTCTGAACAAATTCGGCTGTGGTAAAACCTACTCCGGACTCAAAAATATCTTTGTAAAAGAAATCACATTGATGGGCTTTGAGAGTCGCAGATTTAATAGCCGAAGCTGTTTCAGCTACTCGGTCAGGACGACCAGTAAGAGTATAAACTTCAACGATTAATTCTGCGAGTGTCATGATGGATTATTTCTTTGCGGAGATATTAAGCAAGCGGGCGGCCAAACCTGTGCCAGATCCGCCGGCTGCAGCAGTTGCAATATCTTGGGAGTTAGTAGGCTTGAGCGGCTCTTGCACTGTACTACCCATATCATTGGCTGGATCGTTAGCTTTCTCGGCAGCCGCCAGATACTCTGCAATGATCTTTTCGCGCAATCCAGCGATTGGGTCAAGCACAGCAGAATCGGCAACAGCATCATTAGGGTCAATGAAAATATGGGGATGGCCAAGTTTCACTTCATATTCAAGTTCTGAGATTTCCGCAGGGATATCAGTGCAGAATCGTCCTTGGACAAAAATCGCAGGCTTGCCATTACCAAAGATGTAATTGATCGAAGGAATGGTTGATTTGAAAACAGCGAATTGAGACATGATTGTTTTTCCTAGGTTAATAAAAAAGGTATGTTTTTATATGCAGAACATACCAGAAACTGCAGCCCTAGGAAGGATCCTAGCCAGTAACTAGCCGGATCTGTTGACCCGGATTACCATTACCACCCTGGCCTTGGCCACCAACTAAACGAGTTGCAGCAGGAGGCAACATCGTAATCTGGTTATTACCATCAGGAGTCAGAATGCTGGTACCACCAGCGTTCCGAATTGAGATAGAAGAGATATAACCTTCGTCAGTAGAAACCATGCCAGGAGGATTGAGTTGGATAACTGCCATCTTAATACTCCTGGTGTTAGGTGATTAACCTGCAGCAGCTGCTGTCAAGTTATAGACAATCGAATTAGCTGGAGGATTCTTAACAACACAAGTCAGCTCGGTTGTCAAGGTTCCACCAACTGCGTCGATACCGTTATCTGCAGCGTCCATATCACCAGCTTCAGGATTGTTGAATTCCTTGTTCTGAGTCTTACGATCGCCTAGATAAGCCACACGGAAAGTCGATAGATCGATTGCCATTGCTTGCTTGCTCCAAGAAGTATTGGAGTTAAACAGTGGGTGCTCAATCATGCGGAAAGTTCCACGAGCAGTCTTGAATGTGGAGAATTGCAGACCATAAGAAGTCTGACCATCCACAATCATGTAAGTACCATTCAAGCGACCAATGTTATTGATCACACGTTTGGCAGTACCGCCTACGAACAGAACACGTTCATTGGCAACTTTGGGATCAGTAGCCTGATTGAACACTGGATCTAGGAAACCTTCCAGCTGTGTGTAGTTGGTTGTGGAACCAGCTGTATTCACGTTAACAGCTGAGTAGTAGCTAGGATAGTAGGAGAGATTACCAACAATGTTTACCAAACCATCCATTGTACGGAAAGGTTGGCCATTGCGAGTTCCTTGAGATTTCTGTCCAAAGAACAGAGCTTTCTCAATATCTGCCGCATGGAAAGCTGCACAATCTTGACGACTTTCTGCAACATTGGTCTCACCTGCGATCATCATCGTAGCACGAACAGTATCGCTGATTGCCCAAGTATTACGGAAAATCTGTGTGAAGTTCGTAACACGTACTGGGTTGATAATCAGAGACTGAGGACGCAGCGAAGATTCTTCGAAAGCATTACCAACTTGGTAAAGATTCACAGAAGCAGCAATGAGCTGAGCAGCCACAGTACCGACAGCACGCTGTACAGAAACACTGGTACCAGAGATAACTGCATTCACCAAGATGTTTTCGCCAGTTGTATCTACGCGCATCAACATGCCTGGGAGCACGTTAGAAGTGGAGAGAACTGTGAATACTGTATCAGCAGCAGTTTGGCCAGCAGCAGAGAGAGTCAGCTGAGGAAAGAGCATGGTCTTGGTAAAGAAACCATGTTCAGTTTGTACAGCTGTATCTGAGGCAAGCATGGAAGTCAGGCCGAAAAGTGGCGCAGTTCCATTTGGCATCAGGCGCGTAATCATGGCAGCGAAAGATTTCTTTGCCAGATCTTGGGTCAGTTGACCACTATTGAAAATACCGACGGACATTTTGAGTTCCTTAGAGAGTTAGAAGATTATTGAATCTGAGTCTTACAGGAGCATTTGGCCCATGGAAGTAATCGAGACAGTAGGAGCGAATGTCACAGCAACCAAAGTACCTGTAGCAGATGCATTGGCAGACAAAGTAACACCAACACCAGGCTGGATACTAATGATATTACCAGACACGCCAGTACCAGTAACAAGCATACCAACAGATAACTGCGAAGTCTGGAACTGGGTCATACCAGTAATGACTGCGGAAGCATTGGTAGTAGTAACTGCAAATACCTGAGTCGGCGTACCATTAGTAACCGTGATCAGATAATCTTTAATCGAGGAAGCAGCAATTGTGGTAGTACCAACCAAAGTCACACCAGTTCCTGCAACCATCGTTAGAACGAAGGCAACAGTATTAATAATCTTCAGACGGAAAGTTGTACCATTAGGTACAGCAGTTCCTGCAGAGATACCAGTAGTTGGTGCTTGCGAGAAGTTATACTGTGCCATGATAGCATTGATGATATTCTGAGCAGTGTCAGTTGTATCATTATATGCGCCACCAGGGCCAGTACGGTTGATGATACCAGATACCATCAATGCAGCAGTTAAGGTTCCAGCACCAGCAGTTGTGAGAGCATTTAGAAACTCACCACCTGCAAGTACGTCACCTGGGAAGGCTTGACGTTGCAAACCTCCATCGTAGACAACAGGACGAACAATAGCCATTTAAGACTCCTATAGATTAAGAAAGATCCCAGAAGGGAAAGATTATTGCAAGAACGAAGACCAATCATCTGACTTTGCTGCCGAAGCTGCCGCACGAGATTGCGGAGTTTCAGGTGCTTTAGGAGCAAAGGCTGTTCCTAGAGCTGAAAGATAATCCATCACTTGTGTTTGAAGTTCTGCAGAACTCGCATTAGGATTTTTAAGTACCAGTTGCGATTGCAAAGCTTCTACTAACGGAACGATGGCAGGATTGGAAAGCAGGGGATTTGTTGATGTAAGACCTTCATTCACTGAATGACGCTTAATCATGGTTGGGAGTTGTGCATCAAAGCTGGCTTTGTTCCTTGTCATCGCTTCATCTACAATTTTGGTAGCAGCAAAAGCGGACTGAGCATAAACCTGTTGTGCAACTTGATTCATTGATTCTGTAAATGCTTTCATAGCACCTTCACCGCCTGCTGCAATTGCTTGCAAACTTGCTGGGGTAATAGTCTTTGAAAAATCTACATTTCTTGCTGATTCCAGAAGTTTCTTAGGATCAACATTAGCAAACATTGGTCCGGAGTTATCTGGTTGAGCATTTTTAGGAGTTTGCCAGATATCCTTAAAATTGTCGAATGGGGTTTCCAGTTGCTGTGGCTGGGTAGGAACCACACCATTAGAACCAGTCGCAGGAGTTTGTTGGGTTCCAGGTAGAGCAACTCCTGGGTTAGCAACTCCTGTAGGTCCAGTGGGTACAGGATTTTGCGCAGGTGGAGTAGAGGAGCCAGAGAAAAGAGACATAATATTTGCAAGTGACATGATTGTTTCCTAGGATTGAGATGAGTTGTGTTCGGCCAGGTTACGAAGAGTTGCTTCAGATTCATCGGATCTTAGCAACATCACACGAAGAATAGACATTTGGCCTTTCAAGAATGCCTGATCTTGTGCGAATCTAGTAGGATTAACTTGGTCATAATCCAAATTAGTAATGTTCTCTGCAACCATTGCAAGCTCATTTTGAAGAACTTGTTTCTGTGGATTGGAGAGAATGCCACCTTCTAAGATCTCTTGACGAGAAAGTTTCCAGTGGGTGAATGTGCCAATTTCTTGTGTTGCCATGATGGTATGCTAATTAGGTTGCAGCTGCTGGTGAGCCTGAAGGAACTCCTGCTGTTCCAGAACTTGCTCCTTGTGCCTGCGCAGCTTCTCCTTGTGCCGCAGTCATTCCAGGAGTATATCCATACTGTTGTGGTAAAGGTTGGGGAGTTCCAAACTGAGTACCTTTCTCAACTGCTAGTTGCGCCATTTGTTGCCACTGTCCCATAGCTTGTTCGTAAGCCATTTGTTGGGGAGATTTTTCAAACTGCGCAAGATCACAGTTACGAGTTTTCATCAGATAAGAAAACAGTGGAGCAACATTGTATCCTGCACCAATCTGCGGAGAAGAGCCAATAGTTTGCAAGGCTACTGTCAGATCATCACCTGAGATCATCTTATCTGTAGGAGTCAGACCATCAGTAACTTTAAACACTGCCTGAGACTGCCGAAGTTTCACCGGATCAATCTGTACAGATTGTTTAGCAGAAGGAGAGTAGAGAGATACTCCACCTTGGTACTGCATAATATTCAGTTTCAGAATATGTTTAAGTGGTGTGAATACTTGCGCTTCCAAAAGCATGGCAGTCATCTGATCGCGACCATTTGCATTGTTCATAACATCAGCATATTCGTGCTGAGTCTTATTTCCCTTAACAAACTGACCTTGCTTGGCATTGTTCTGTCCATTTACAGAATTGGCCA